ATATCTAAAATAAACGGATACTGCAAAATGAAATTAAACGACGGTTTAACATCACTTGCGACCAATTTGGGCAAACGCCAAGAAATGGCTCGCTATACACAGAGTAACGATTTAACCAGAGATATTGTTCAGCTTGAAGCGTTGTGGCAAGAAAGTTGGATCGTGCAGAAAATTTGCCGCAAGAAGGCACAAGATATGACCCGCCGCTGGCGTGAAATTACCTCTAACGATTTAGATGGTACACAGTTAGAAAAAATTGACCGCTTGGAGCGTAAATTAAAGCTCAAAGAAACGCTTGAGCAAGCACTAATTTGGGCAAGTCTTTATGGTGGTGTGGCGATTTTGGTATTGACCGAAAAATCAACCATAACGCCGCTTGAGTCAAGTCAAACCATTGAACGCTTGGTATTGCTGCGTAAAGATATGGTGGCTGGGTTCGGCTCGCTTAACAATAACATTTTTGATGATAACTACGGTAAGTTCGACCAATACAAAGTCAATGGCTCGCTTGATGTACATCATTCCCGTCTGATTATTATCAATGGCACGCCTCGTCCACCTAAACGCTTTGCAGATAGCGAAATTTGGGGGCTTTCCGATTTAGAAGCGGTTTATACCGTTCTCAAGCGTTTTGATTTGATTAGCACCAACACAGGCGACTTAATTACTGAAAGCAAAGTTGATGTATTTAAGATGGAAGGCTTAACCGACCGCATTGCCGCAGGTATGGAAGAGCAGATTGCCAAAACCGTGGAAATGGTGCAACTGATTAAATCAAGCACGAATACGTTATTGTTGGATAAAGAGAACGAATACGAACAAAAAGAGCTTGGATTTAGTGGCTTACGCGATTTATTAGTTGAATTTCGTAACGCGGTGGCAGGTGCGGCAGATATGCCAGTTACCATTTTATTTGGGCAATCTGCTGCGGGGTTTGCTAGTGGTGAGGAGGATATTCAAAACTATCACGAGAGCATTCACGCCTTGCAAGAGAGCCGTTTACGCCCTGTGTTTGACCGTTTAGATCCGATTTTATGCCAAATGGCATTAGGCTTTGAACCTGCAGACTTTTGGTTTGAATTTAATTCCCTCCAAGAAATGACGGTGGAGCAAAAAATCACGGCATTAAATAGCTTTGCGACGGCAACCAATGTACTGATTGAACGTGGTGTGCTAACAGAACAACAGGTCGCCAATGAATTAAAAGAGAGTGGTTTGTTTAATAGCATTTCAACAGAAGATGTTGATCAAATTCACGTAGAAAGCGAATTTTAACAGCCATTTTACCCAAAACAAAAACCCGAAGTGTTCGCAGCACTTCGGGTTTTTTATTTACCCCTTAAATAGACTAAGGAGCAATTTTGAATGAATGATAAACGATTTACGTTTAAATTTCTAGGAGTTCTTATGGAAGCAATTAACATCACACCCAAAGAAATTCGTAAAACAATGTGGACAGCAGCGATCATACTTTTTCTGTTTGCCCTTATTTGGAAAACCCCTGAAATCATTACCGCAATCCGATGGTGGTAACAGAAAACACAAAGCCCCGAATAATTCGCCGTTATTCGGGGCTTTTCATTCCAACTTCCTAAACAAGAAGGAACAAATCTTGAGTAATTATAGCAAAACCAAATTAAAAATACACCCAAAAGAGGGATTAGAAATGGAAACTTACGCAACACCTTTTATTAAAACAGCGATTGGCATTGCCATTATTCTGATTGCTTTAGCAATTTTGGCTTTAGGTATTACACCGCTGGTCAATGTGTTAATCGAATTGATGAAATAACCGCTAGATTGTTCTAACCTCAATGGTGATAACGATGATTTTAAACTTGCCCGAACTTCTTAAAAATCAACCAAAACACAAAATAAACCTCCATTTTAAACCTGGTAAAACAAGTCTTCGCACGGAGCTTTGGTATCGTAATGAATTATTGGCTCTTGTGCGTAAATTTCGCCAAGTGGTCGAATCTGAGGATTTTTTTGCGAATGAAGTGAATTTAAATGATGGCAAATTCAATGATGATGCCAGTAAAGATTTTGATGCCGATCGTTTTTTGAAAGCGGCAGAAAAATTGAGTAAAGCCGATATTGATAGCGTGGCAAAGAAAATCGCACAAGGATTACTTATTCGAGGTAACGCTCAAAATATCCAAGAAGTCGAAAAAGACTTAAAACGACAAACAAGGGTTGATCTGCAAGGTTATCTCCATAACAGCGGTAAAGTAGCCGAAAAACTGGAACAATTAACTACGGCTAACGTGCAGCTGATTAAATCTATTCATAGCCAATACCTTGATAAAATTCAAGCGGCGGTAATGCAAGCTCAAGTAAAAGGCACACTTACCAAAGACCTTGCAAAACAAATCCAAGAAATCGGCGGCGTAACGGAAAAACGGGCGAAGCTGATTGCTAGAGACCAGTCAGCCAAAATCAACGCATCACTCACCCGTGCTAGACACGAAGAGATGGGCATTAAACAGTACATTTGGAGTACATCAGGCGATGAGCGTGTGCGTGATAGCCACGCAGAAAATGATGGCAAGATTTTTAGTTATGATGATCCACCTCCAACAGGACATCCAGGTGATGAAATTAATTGCCGATGCGTGGCGATTCCGTATTTTGGAGATAAACTTGAACAGGGAGTGGAAGAGGTTGAGCAAAGTCAAGAAATTGAGCGTAAGCAGGAAGAGTTGCAATTTGTTGAACAAATGCTTGGCGAGGAAGAAAGCAATAAAGCGCGTGACAGATTAAATACTGCAAGTGAATTTATTAAACAACACAAATTAAGCCAAAATGAGGCATTAAGTGTGATTGGTTATACTGGTAACTTTTACAAAGACTTTAATCAAGCATTTAGAGTGGGTAAGGTTACACCTAAAATAGCTCGCTACGAATCATTATTGAATACTGCGCTTGAAAAATTACCGAAGTTTAGCGGGATTTCATATAGAGCAGTGCAGAAACTATCTAAGGAAGATTTAGCACGATACAAGGAAGGGGAAGTTGTAACAGAACCATTTTTTGTTAGCACGAGTGAACTTAAGAAAGTTCAAGGGTTTGGTGGGAAAGTTAGATTCGAAATTTATGGGAAAAACGGTCGGAAAGTAGAGAATTTGTCTTTATATCCCAGCGAGAAAGAAGTATTATTCAAATCTAATAGTCATTTTTTTGTAACTAAAGTAAGCACCAAAGGCTTATTGTGGTGGAAGATGACAGTAATTGAATTACTAGAGGTGTAATATGGCAAGCGTTTTAGATTTTCCTATTGAGAAACAAAAGGAATTTGCTAAAAAATGCGGTTATTCCGATTTCTCATTATGGCAAAAAGATGTGCGTACACAACTTGAAGAATCTGAGCGAAATTCGAAAGAAATTGAAAACTCAACCTTATCAAAAGAAGAAGTCGCAAGAATGATTAACGATTTGCGAACCAACCCTTATGCGATTGAATATTATAGACGTGTTACAGACAATTATGATTTGACTGTTGAAGAACAAATTGCACACTTAGAGCGTGTTGCGAGATAAAAATTTACTAACCTCACAAATATAACAAACCCCGAAGCGTTACCAGCACTTCGGGGTTTTCTATTTTTTAAATTAGCAAGACACTAATATGGAAGATATTTTAAAACTAATTATCCCTCTACTCAAGGAGTTGTTGATGAAACATTCAATTTGGTCTATTTCACTTGCAGTATCAATCCCTATTTTATTTTTTGTTTCAGCGGATTTATTACGTGCAGTTATTGAGCTAATTAAGTTAATAACAGCATAAAACTTAAATTGTATTGAAAAACAAACCCCGAAGCGTTTGCAGCACTTCGGGTTTTTTATTTACCCCTTAAATAGGCTAAGGAGCAATTTTGAATGAATGATAAATTAAACAAATGGAGAACCTCCAAATGCAGATAGATTTTAACTTAATGGAGGGGATTTGTAAAATGTTAGAAGTGATTGATAAATCGGATAAAGCGAGAAAATTTGCTTATGTGGTTTTATTTTTAGGTTTCATTTTGGGAACGTATTGGCTTGCCCCTAATTTTTTGAAAGCCGTTGCAGATTTTATCTTGACGATGAAAAATAGTTAGAGTACTATTCCCCCATAGGTGTCGAAACCTTCAAAAACATAGCGGAAATCCGCACCCGTCAGACAAGCGGTTTTTTTGTATCTAAATTTTGCAGATCGTTTTCCTTACCATTAAAGCGATTTGGAAACTCAATGTCGAGAGGGCGGAGAATACAATACCCGAAAGGGGAATAATCCCAGCCGTTCTATGTTTCGGTTTTCGAACCTCTCGGCACCCTATTTATAGGGTACTTAATTTCGAAATAATCCAAAGGAAACAGTGAATAATTACAAGAAATCCCCTTGACACCCAAGGGGATTTTTATTAGTATGTTTTCAAGGTCTCAAAAGCCTTATGTTCAACGGTATTATTCACCCCGTCAGCGTGATTTTTTTGTATCTAAAATTTGAGAATTTTACCGCCATTATAAAATTCTCAAAGAATCAATGACCGACGGTGCGAGGAATACAATACCGAAAGGGAATAACTCCGCCTGATTGAACACAGGTTTTGAGCCGTTGGTCGCCCAATTATGGGTAAATTATCAATCCATCAAAAGGAAATGTTCAATGAAAACTCAATCCCAACTCTCTACATTCAACTTTGAATCAAATTCTATCCGCACTTTAGCTATCAACAATGAGCCTTGGTTCGTTGCTGTTGATATTTGTAGGGCGCTTAATTTAAGCAGTCCATCAATGGCTATTGCCAATTTAGATGATGATGAAAAATATACCCTAAGTTTAACTGAGGGTATCGAAGGAGTCGGTAAACAAGTTCAAGAATTGAATTTAGTTTCCGAAAGCGGAATGTACACTCTAATTCTTCGTTGTCGTGATGCAGTAAAAAAAGGCTCTATCCCACACCGATTCAGAAAATGGGTAACCGCCGAAGTATTACCTGCCATTCGCAAAACGGGCAGCTATTCGCAAAACACAAGCCAAATCCAACCGCTTGCAGACGAACCCCTAAACCTACTGGTGCAAGCCTATCATTTTCTTTACCAGGCAAGCGACTTACGCACTAAAGTGCAACCAACCTTTATCGGTA